TTTAGAAGCTTTTGAAATAGCCTTTTCAAGAGTAATGAATAATCTACGTACGTTGATTCTATCAAATGCAGAAGCTTTATACTGTAATGTCTTATCACCGTATAACAATGTACCAGCACCAGGGAATGCAACGATAGGGTTAATACCTACTTTGTATAAATCATCTCTTTGTACTTGCTTAGGATTGAATGCAAGCTTAGTTACATTACGTAGGTTACCACGTGTGAAACCAGCAGGACTAAACCAAGCATCAGCAACCATATCAGCATTAGCAGATAAACCAGCCATAGAACCAGAAGCAGCTAACCAACGATACTTATCATTGTACTTGTCGTACACATATAAAGCACCTGAGTCAGCAAACGCATAAGATGATGAAGTAAGTGAATCTCTCCAAGTCTTAATATCTGTAACAGGAGTTGTATTATTAACAGTAGAAGTGATTGGAGGAGAAACAAAAGCCACACAATCTTTACGTGCATCAGCAATAGCAATGATCTTATTAGAAATAGCAGTTGCATCAGCACCAGCTTTAACATCACCATTCATGATTAATGAAACTTCAACAGTTTCAGCATCTGCAAACATATCGTAACCAGCACTAAGCTCACCAGTTGTTAATGTATTATCATCGGCTGCACCGGATAATGTTTCATGAAAAATATTATCTGCTGCACCATCAATTGTTGTATCAAAAGTTGTTCCAGCCATAACTGCACCTGAATCTGCTAATTCAATAGGAGCATTTAATACATTTAACCAAGCCGATTGACTATTAATAACATCCACCCAGTAGTTTGATGTACCATCAGCAGATTTAGCATTAGAAGCCTGTGAAACATATGAATATGTTTCTAATACACTATTTGCGGTGCCTGTAATAGCGCCTGTAGTATCAATAATTGCAATATGTATTTCGTCATTAGATCCGCCTAAAGCAAGAGTTCCTGCTGAAGTTCCTGGAGCTGAATTGAATGCATCTTTATATATCCATGTATTAAAGCCGACTGAATCTGTACATATATGAATACCAATATTGTTACCAATAACACCTGGGTATTTAGCGGCAAATTCTTCTGAACCGCTGTATGATTCTACCGCATCAGCATTCTTCAGTAGTGTACCTGTGCCTGATGATGTTGCGTTTAACGCTGTTGCGCCTACTGCTCGCACTACTCTTAATGAGTTTGCGTAGCTTAAAAATTGAGCAGCCGATAACACAGTATTATATGTGTCATTATTCGGTTGACCAAAGATTTGTACTAATTGTTTTTCTGATCCTACTGTAATAATCGTATCGGCTGGGCCCCACTGGAATGAACCAGCGATTGCTCCAATTGATGCAGACGTTGCAGGGATAACATTAGTCAAATCGATTTCTTTTACCTGTACTCCAGGTGATACTAGAAATGCCATTGTTTTCTTCTCCTAATCAAAGATGTAATAAGTTTATTCATAATACGTTTATATTCAATATAGTTATTTATAATACCTAGCCTTTCCATATTACCCATGGATTATCGATCTCTTCTTGCTCGCTAAATATTCCTACTGGTATTAAATCATCTTCAATCTGTTTGGTCTTTTCATGATACAACATAGCTTTCATATCGATGTCTGTTGCCTCTTGAAAGAATGGGGTTGTTGAGAACCAGCCGAACATAACTAGGTTCATCATTAGGTCATCATGACCATTTTTATCTGCTTCATAAGATGACCCTTTAGATACAAATGATGATGCTTCAATAATGGTTTCATTATCATTAATTTTTAATTTACCTTGTTCGATGATGTCTTTAATGTTAGAGCAACCAATTCGTTTAATCTTTTTATTCATAGTAACACCAATAGAATTAGCTTTAACTAATGATTCTACATGGACAAACTCATATTCTAAGTCGTAATACAATCCATTACATACCACTGCACCTTGGTCATTGCTTTCAACAATAACATAGGCTTCATTGTAGTGATTAGCATACTTATATATAACGTCAGGTAATAGTAGCGGGGAGATCATATTATCCCTATACGCACACACTTGTTCCATAGGGCTTGATGATACATCAATGATATTAAAGGTTGAATAGTCCATACCTCTACCGCGTGCTACGTCAACTGCCATGATATAGTTATGCCCTAAGATAGGTTCCTTGTACATGTTAAGGGAGCCAGATTCTTTAATAGCAATAGGATCTATTGACTGCATTGATATTAGGGTTTCAGCATTGATTAGAGTATTACCTGCCCCAATGACTTCGTTACCAAATTCTTGTTTGAATTGAAGCTCTGACGTATTAGCAATAGTCATCTGCTTCCACGCTTCATCTCTACCAGGTACGTCCCACCAGTCTACTCTAAATGATTTGAATTCATTAGTACCTTGGACGGCTCCTTCATATATCTTATTAAACATGTTATTAACACCATTACGTGTCGATGTAATAATAATTTTGGTTGAAGTACCAGAGGAGATAACAGGATAGGTTGATGTATAGAACTCAACATCTCTTTCAACGAATGCAAACTCATCAAGATACACTAGGTTCATAGACATACCACGAACTGAACTTGATGAAGTAGCCGCGGCTATGATTCTAGAGTTATTTGAAAATTCAATTGAACCTTTGTTTAAAGCTTTACACCCAGGTTGGAGAAAGAATGGGACATTTTCAAGCATCAACGTAATACGACCCAGCATTTCACGAGCCGTAGCACCTTTGTTAGCAAGGATACCTACAACCTGTTCTCCTTTAAATAGGATATACCATAATAGATAAGCAACAGTTGATATTGATTTACCTGATTGTCTACATGCTAATACGATAGAGAATCGATTACTATTAAAGTGCTCAAACATCTTCTCTTGATAATCATACAACTCAAATGGTACTAGCCCGTGGTCAACATGAATTACCTTACAATACTTTTTAGCGAAGTACACAGGATCTTTTGCACAACGTGCATATTCGACCAGTTCTTCTTTGGTCCAGGGGTGCGCAGTATCAGCCCCACGTACCCGCGGGTTACCTAAATAAGTATTACTGGCTTGGTTCGACATCAATCACTTTCTCATCATGTAGCATTTTCTGTAGGTCAGCAGTAGATCCAATAAACACATTGTTATTAGTTATTGACCCGGCAGCATCTAAGGCTGGAGTATCTACCTTCTCTACTTCTTTTTTGGTCTTATGCATCTTTAAGATCTTTTCACTGATCTCTGCATTTTGTTTGATTAGTTGGCCGAGCACTTCAAATGCGCGTGGATGTTCAGATTCCCTAGCAAGCTCCATCATGAGCTCAATAGCTTCATCACCTTGATCGGTTAAATCATAAAGAGACTTTCTTATCTTTTCATAATCATTATTTAAATCTTTATCACTCATATAATATATGTCCTACGGTTCATTAAAAAAGTCGATTGTCTCCGTATATGGTAGGGTTGTTCCATCAACCTTTTGTACTTCCATGTTCTCTCTTGAATCTGTATCTTTATAGTATACTTCTGTCTTATCAATAATACCGCGTTTCTGAATACCTTTATAGTAACGTATACGTGTTTCAAATGACAAAGTATATACAATAGTTCTTCTGCTTAAGAAGTCACCTTCATATTCATCATTAAGCCCTACACCAGTTAATACAATAGGAACGTCTGACTTGATTTCCATCGCAGGTATATCTGTAATCGTAACAGTATAGTCTGGTTGGAACATAGGTAAGATTTGCTCTAAGATTTGTAATGCTTCATCTTGAGTCTTAGTCATAATGTTTAACTCAAACCCCACTTTATATACAGCGGGTGCACCCAATGCAGTAACGTTCTTCTTATCTAATGGATCAACCTTAACATATTTATTACTCTTATTAATTCTTGATTGACCATCATATGTCATATCAGTTATTTCAAATGAAAGACGTGGTAACTTAATAGCAATCTTAGTGTCATCTAAGTCTTTAGCTCTTGATAAGAACTTCTGTCTCGGGCCATAGGCTAATGGTACTTTAATATGTTGTAACACTTTACCAGCACTATCAGTCTTTTCAACAGATATGTTATTGAACATTGATCCGAACACGGATACCATCCGTCTTGTGCTTGAATTGTAGAAATGATCAGAAAACATTATGGCATTCCAAATGGGTTAGTTTCAGAGAAGTCTATAATACCATCAGCTTCTGTTTCGAATATATCATTAGCAGCATATTCGTCTCTGTTGTAATTAGTGGCAGTATCAGCAATTAACACATTGTATGTAGCTCCTGATTCTGTACCAATAACCTGTTTAGTTATATCAGCATCAACATATAATTGTCTAAAGGCGCCATCGGTAGTGCTAAGTGATACCACGGTTAGGTTACCGGTAGACAAACCTAAATCTTCCCAAGCAGCAACTTCACCTTCGATATTAATAGGTAAACCACCAGCATCATTAACACCGGTCCATTGTGTAACAGTTTCACCAATCTTATATGTACCTGTACCAGTAGTTAGTGTGTATGTATATGAAGTAGCATTAAGGGTTTCTATTTGATCAATAGTATCTATATCAGTATCAAACTCTTCATCTGAGTACTCGAACAATTCAGCTTGTAATTTATATACAGGTAAGTTCTGTAATTGATAGAAAGGCATTTCATGTTCAACAAACTTGATTTCAAAGATACTCTTAGACATTGGAAGATATAACAAATCTCCTTCCATAGGTCTAAATGAATCCGATTCACCTTGAGCTGTTGATAACCATTTGCCAACCTGCTTTTGCCATCTGCGTTTAGCAACAATAAATGTTGCTTGATCTCTAATCTCTAAACCAAACTTAGCTAATAGATCTCCATCACCTTCAAATCCATCAGCATTCTCTATGTACATTTCAACTACATAAGAGTCTGTAAATCTTGAATAGGATTCATTAAGGATCTCGTCCTTACTAATTTCTTGGCGGGGTATATAAACAATATCTTGTCCATAAATCTGCATAGACTCGGTGATCAAATCCTCATAGAGTTCTTGTTCAGTTTTTACCGAGCCTGAAAAATATACTGAAGTTGCCATAGTGTTTAACCCATAATAAAGTCGTCCGGCATCTGCCAAGCCAAAGCCATTTCTTCTTCTAATTTATTAATTTCTTCAACAGCATCTTGAAAGATTTGAAGACCATTCATAGTAACTCCACCAGGTAATTGCATACCTTCGAACTTACTCATGTTAGCACCCCATTGTCTTTTAATAAGAGCTGTACAATATTTCTTTAAGAACATATCGTTATATACATCGGAGTATGTTTGTGGATCAACAATTTCAAAACCTTCAATGATTATGAAACCCGCTTCTGTCCATATACCACTTGCCGCTTCACAAGCAGTTTTAGTGGTATGAGCAATAATAGAACAACTACCCGCTTGAAGACTACCAAAGCCTTCATCAACATATAGTCTATTCATATGACGATTGAATCTAAGTAGCTCAGAGCTATTCAGTTGATGATCTAATAAAGCAAGGTGTTGCATCTTCTGGCCAAACACTTGGATAGAACTTTGCATTCCCCAAGTATTCATATCGGCTAAACGCATTTGATATTCAGCGTTAAACATAGCTTCAGACTCACCACTCTTCATATCTAATATCTTAGTGACTGAAGTGATAGAATCAGGTATAGCAATATAGCTATTAGTTATATCATCAGCAGTTAACTGGTGTTTAAAGTAAGCGCGAACAACAGCATCAGAATGATACTCTTGATAATACTGTAAGGCATCATCAATTCTATCTTCTACTTGATCCTCGTCAACATTAATCTCAAGCACAGGGGCACCTAATGCCCTCATGCAATGATCGATTAATTCAGGCCTGCTGGTTACCTTTGCCATTACTTAGTGAACCAGATCTTTACCGAATCGTCTTTATAAGATGATGAATCCGCTTGCCATTTAGCATAGAAGTTCTTAGCCCCTAATGCTTTGATTTCTTTCTTAACAGCTGGGATAGTAGGTTTACCTTTAGAATCTGCATAAGCAACTTTAGCTTTCTTTTTAAAGCCATCAATATTCATCATAGCGCCACGTGTACCCTTACGAGCATCAGCAAATGAAAGACCATCAATACATACAGCGATGTTATTTCTACCATCATTCTGAA